CTGAACCCTTTGAGTACGCCTGTATCTACCTTCTTAACAGAAATAGGATCTACAACGAGCGCATGAATGTAATGTCCGTCAGCCTTCTTCTCGTATTCCTTTGCTACGCCGGCAGCAATCGAAGAATGTTGCTCGCGAATGTTTCCGCCAGACTTGAACCATTCTGGCATAGCGCGATCTAACCAAAGAGGATCACAGATTTGCTGGTCAATGTCGAGTGAGTCGTCAGTCGCCTTGCCGTAGACCATGAGAGTTCCGTCGTCGCGCTTATCAGCCTTGATGATCTCGAAATAAGCCGTGGTTAAATCTTTCACTTCTGCTCCTTATACTGAATAGGTAAGTACGATCGCGCCTGTCGCTGAGGCTGCTGCTGAAATTGCATAAATAATGTCACCAGCGCTTGCGTAGAATGTTTGTGATGTTCCGTTAGCAAGTGTGCGACCAATGGTTGCGCCTGATGTAGCGATTGTGCTATCTCCGATAAAGATCGCAGCGCTGTGACCGTTGTAGATCGTGATTGGAGTTTGTGGTCTTGCGTTTTTATCTACTTGATGCAAGATTGAAGTGGTTGTGAATGTGCTTGCGTTTATGTGTTCAAATGCCATGAGATCTCCCTAGAATTAGTGCTAATCATACGCGAGACTATCAAGATAATCTTGCCCCAAGCTTGGATCATCAACCATACCAAGAATTACCGGCAGTAGCGCGCAACGACAATTCGGGTGAGCAGGTGGTTGTATGTGATCTGAGTTAAATGGTTGCCCTAATGTTACTACTTGTCCGTCGTTCTCTGCACAAATGTCGCAAGGTTGCACCGAGTTCCATTCGACCTCTTCGATTTCTGCCTCTTTGTACATAAAAAGAGAAGCAGCAGACATGGCGCGATTCTGCTCTGTAATGGCAATAGTCAGCGCTCGCGCAGGGTCGCCTATCTTGGCATTGATAACTTTGGCAGCCTTAGCAGGAGAATAACCAGCAGCGATAGAGTCAGCGAGAGCCGTTCCTATGTAATTGTATCCAGCCTTCTTGATAGCCTTACTTACGATCCCTGCATTATCTAAGAATTCTTTGAACGCACCGCGAGGACGTAGCAATAGCGCAGTTGCCTTGTTTCCCGGCACCCATGTAGACCAGTCCACCGTGGCGCTTGTGTCGTCGGCTGCTTTCTTCTGAGCCTTTCGCACTTTTGCAATAGATTCTTTCGCCGAAGCTTCGCCCAATACATAGCCGTCGGCATAAACCTTGCGTAATACTGCTGTCATAGGATCTTCATTTACTTGCACATTGAGCATAGCCCACGCGCGAGCGCGAGCGCGATCTTGCGTAATGTCACCGCTGGCATAAGGTTGTGTGCGCAGATACTCTTCGAATACCTCGTTAGCGTTAATCATGAGCCGTAGTGCTGCTCGGATCTTTACTGAGTTCTTCGCTGCGATACGCCCATCAGCCTTATGAGCGCCCCACATTAGTAAATGTAGGCTTTCGCTAGTTGGCGAGCCGTCTCCAGATCGCCTTCCATAGCGCAACGGTTCAGCGCGTCAGCAACTACTGAGTCAATAGTCTTGAACTCGAAGTCTCTACCGCGACGACCTTTGTTAGCCCACTTCATAAATGCTTTAACTTCTACCGCGACTTCTTCTTTCTTAGGCTCGGCTTCAGGCTTCGCTTCAGGCTTGACTTCAGTTCCCGGCACCTCAGTAGTTCCGTCTGATTCGAGTTGAGGCGCAGATCCGCCAGCCATAGCGTCAATAATTCCGTCAGGGCTAAACAACAATACTGAAGGACCAGCGAGAAGTATCGGCATGTCTGCCTGTGGCGTATCGAGAAGAGGTAATCCCATTTCCGCGCGACCTTCATTAACTGTCTTCGCAGCAGAAGTAATTTCGATCTGGTGCTTGCGAGCCGTTGATTCGTCGTCTTGTCGCTTGCTTGGCATAAGCTTGAACTCTAGTTCGCGAGGCATACCGAGGTAAGCGTAAGAGAGATTAGTCAGCATTTTGTTAAGCCAATTTACGAGAGGTTGCGCACCGATCGTTTCAGCGTTCGCTGCTTTACCTTCCTCGAACCCTGCTCCGCCTAGCCCACCTTTAGGGTTGTATCCAATTTCGGTAGGTTGAACGCCGAAGTGTCCGCAGATAGATTCGATGAGGAAGTTATCTAGTGTGTCCTTAAACTTCTCTCCGTAGCCTTCGTCCATAACTGCCTTCAACCCAGTAGGCAATAGGCGAGCGCGCTTGCGTTGCTCCGTTTGCCCTGCTAGATCGTCGTTAAGAATGTTCTCGTATGCGCGTAGTAGATCTGGATTCGTACCCCATGTCGCGTCTGTTTCAAACATCATGGCTGGGATTACGCCGTCTGTGTATTCGGCTCTGATCCATTGTTGACGACGAAGATAAATGTCCGCGAGAGGTAATGATCGCTCTACTGGTGATTGTCCGTAGACGCTAGTGGTACGACGATTACGCACAAGGTAAGCCAGATCATCAGAGGTAAATTCACCGTCTGCTTGGGGATCATCACTATTCGCTGAGAACTCGGATCTAGGGAAGCCGTAAAGAATTTGCTGGAACGCTGGTGCTGGCGCCATTGGTCGCATACCGCGATCGTCTAATAATGGCTTGATCGTCGCGCCGTCTAGGATCTGCAAGCCGTACAGTTCGCCACCAACAGTTTTTTGTGGCCAGACAGCGAGCGCGTCAATAACTAGGATCTCTTCTAGCGCGATCACGAGCCAGTCTGTAAATGTAAGTCCGTTAGCGCGATCTGGGTTCTCCCAGAACGTACGCAAGCGATCTATTTCGTCCGTGAGTTCTTCGCGAGCCTTGACCATAGCGCGTACATGATCGCCACCTGCCTTGGCTTGGATCTTCTCACCTGCGTCTTGACCGAGGACAATGTCGAAATCGAGTCCTACAAGCTTCGCTTTAATAACTTCGACGCAACGGCGAATAATGTCAATTTGATCTGCTGCTGCGCGTAGCGTCTTAAATGGCACTAGGCGAGTTTCAGTAATGTTAATGTTTTGCGCGACTTGGTATTCATAGCGACGAGGATCTGGTCGTCCGTCTGCGCGTAGTGGGTTGATAGCGCCGGGAGTAATTGGGCTTCCCGGACCAAATGGCACCATGGATAGCCAAGGGTTGCGCTCTAATGGCACATTATTTCCGTAAGCTTGTCCTATCGCGCCTTGTGCCTGTCGCATTTGTTGTTCAGTCATAGTTACCGATCCTGCTGGCAAATTTGGTGCTTTCTCTATGTTTGTTCCTGCTATTGCTTTTGCGATACGATCTCTTAGACCCACGTGTATCTCCTTAAATTGCCCCTTGTAGTTCAGGCTTCGGTAATAGTATCAGGTGTTACTTCTGGCTCAAACTCATCTGGGATTTCGATTTCTCTGATTTCGACTAGGTTGTTATTTGGCTTTGATGGGTCATAGCCACCAATTCCCCATGTGTAAGTTACATCTTTCATTATGTAGTCCTTAACCATAGTACGATAACCTGCGAAACTGGAGTTAGAGTTCCAGCAGTAGCAAACCCAGAAGTGACATTCACGCTCTGTGTAAAACCATTAAGTTGATTACCTGTGGTTGTAGTTTGTCCTAATAAAGGATTAAAAAGATTAGAGGCGTTAAGCGTAGCAATAAAATTGTTAATAGTTGCAGCGGAAGTGCAATTAAAAGCAAGCCAATACCAACCAGCACTAAGAGTTTGACTGATTGTGGGTTCTTGGTTTGCATTCGCTGCAGTTACAGACATCGTTCCAGCATCTAACAAAACTGTTGATGGTCTGCCGTTGGAGTTGTTGTAAATTGCCAAACGCACAGTTGCAGTTCCAGAAAATGTTGAACCTGTACGACAAGTGATGCGATCATAAGTAGTAGAAGACGGCACAAAGAATGGACTGAAGTGGGTAATGTTAGCCGACGGGCTTGCCGTTGCAGTTATACCAGCCGTTGACGGACTGCGATAATAGTATGAACCTGTTACTGGCGCGAGCATAAACTCTTGACCACTAGCACCTGTTGCTCCTGTTGCTCCTGTATCTCCGGTTGCGCCTGTATTCCCGTTAGCGCCAACCGCGCCTGTATCACCAGTAGCGCCAGTCGCACCTATTGCGCCAACTGCACCAGTAGCACCTGTCATTCCTGTTGCGCCAGTTGCACCGATAGCACCAGTAGCGCCAACCGATCCTGTCGCACCAGTTGCACCAGTATTGCCAGTTAAACCTTGAATACCTTGTGCGCCAGTTGCTCCAGTAGCACCCGTCAAACCTTGTGCGCCTGTCGCGCCTGTGTTGCCTTGTATTCCTTGCGCGCCCGTAGCGCCTACCGCACCAACTGCACCTGTGTCACCTTTGACACCTTGAATACCCTGAGCGCCAGTTGCTCCTGTTAATCCTTGTGCGCCAGTTGCACCGACTGCGCCTGTTGCACCGACAGCGCCAGTATCGCCTTTAATGCCCTGAGGAATACCGAAATTAAGGATCGACGCAGTAAGTGTGCCTGTATTGGTAACAGTCGCAGGTGTGCCGGCAGCGAGAGTCGTTGTCGCGCCGATAGTTACTGTCGCCGATCCGTCTTGCCCTTGTGGACCGGGAGTGCTGACAATAATCGAAGCTTGTTGAGGCGATACTACAATAGTAGTAGGCTCTACAAGTTGAACTACTACTGTTTCTGTCATCGAGTCACCTGTGCGCTGACTAGGATCTGTCCTTGGATCAAGCGAGTAACTACATTCGCAGGAGAAGTAATTTCGCAGTCATAATAGTAATAACCAGCGACAATAGCGCCTGTTTGTACCGCAGTTGCGTGTACTTGTATCAACCCAGAAGCGCCGGTAATGGTTATGCCACCGCTAGGGCTGGTCAAAGATAGGGCTGTTGTTGTATCGCTAGGTAATGATCTTAACTGAAGCGCAGCCGTGTAATTAGTTATGTTGATAGGCGTTCCTGTATCAGTATCTTCATAAACGAAGTTTATGTACCAGTCTGCGCCTTGGTTGATAGTCGTATCGTATGAAACCGCCATTATTGCTCCTTCGGATCAGGGATAATGATAGCCGAACCGCACTTAGAACAATGGCTCTGCGACTTCGGCATAGGTAAATTACATTTCATGCAAAAGTTAGCGATCGCGTTAAAGTAATTCGCTATGTTGGTAGTTCCCAGTAGATCCGCGAACCCTTGCACCATAGCGTCCAAGCGATCGGGAGAGTCTGCGCTTTCTGGCGTCCAGATAGTCATTTGCTCTTCAAGTTTGTCGTAGATCCCCAAGTGTTTAATTCGACCTTGCTCATACATGGCAGCGACAGGCTCGGCACGAAGCTTCTTGCCTACGTGCGCTCGCACTTCTCGAATAGGTAATGTTGCATCAACCTGTCGTAATACCGCGCTTACCATGTCTCCGCCCTGATTAACTTCGACAAGGATCGAATCTGCCTTGTATTCTTTATAGACCTCGACCGCTTTACGCGCCCATTCGAGAGGCGATCCTTTGAACGAATGATCCCCTAGAACATAGCCATAACCTCGCGCGTCAGCACCGCACACTAGGATCCCAGTCTCGTCCGAATCCTTCGTATTGGTAACAGCAGGGTCAATAGATACAGTAATACGAGATAAGGGAGGTAACTCCGTAATGCGATTACGCTCTATCAGCCCACGAGTCCATAATGCGCCTTCGACGTCCTCTAGGATCTCTCCATAGAGTTCTTGACGACCTAATCGAGTGCCATTATAGCGCGCTTGAAGTTCTATGAGCGCTTGTGGAGCGAGGTTCTTAGCGTTATCGAAGGTAGATCCCCTAACGACTACTACTGAGCCGTCATTACGCGCATTGAGTTTGCGAATGATCGGTACAGGCTTAGGGGTCGTGGTAATTACTGTTCTTGGGTGCTCACCGAGGCGTAATCCGAACTGCAACTGGTCATAAGTGTCCTCATAGCGCCATGCAGCCAATTCGTCGCACCACGCGCCATGATGTTGGGGTCCGCGAAGGCGATCTGGCTCGTCAGCAGAGAATAACTTTATTCGGCTTCCGTTTGTAAGCTTGATTTCGCCAATGGATCTGTTGTAATAATCGAGGACACCGTACTGGCGCAGAATGGGGAGAAGACCCGACTCGCCTTCAGCACAAGTATCTCGAACGTCTCCGAAGGTTGGTGCGATAACTGCCCAGCGCGTGTTGCTTTGGGTAATGGCTTGCCACGCCAACCATTCGGCAGCAGTCCTTGTCTTACCTGCGCCACGTCCGGCAAGGTAGAGCCAAGTCGTCCATTCTCCATTACTCGGTAATTGCTCTGGTCTCGCCAGCGTCGCTTCCCATGTCGCCCTCCGGGACGCGAGTTGATCGTACAAGGTCAATGATTCGCTGGGTATGCTCTTCAAGGATAGATCCGTCATAGGTAATTATCTCCGCTTGGATCTTTGTAGGGGCGTCGAGTCCGAGTATGCGCGTACGCCTATCGAGTATTCGAAGAACTGCGTCAATTGCTTTAATGTCACCGTCTTTTGCCCTCTCCCAAATAGCGAACTGTAATCTGTCTAAGCGATCTACCTCGACCGCTCGTAACTCTTCTATCTTAGGTGCAACGATCCTGCCAATAGCCTTCTGATAAGCCTTGTACGCACCTGAAGCGTTAGCGTAGCCAACTGCCTTAGCGATTAACTCCCATGTTGCGCCTGTTCTGCGTAACTCTATGATCCGTGCTTCTTTTTCCGCTTGCGCTATGCGTTCCGTGTCTAAATTAATTACTTTTCCTGTCATGTGTGTAATTTATCCTGCTTAGCGTAATCTGTCTATTTGAGTAATGTCTGCTCAGCGATCGTGGCAGCGTCATGATTATCAAGAAGCTTGTCAGCGAAGATAGTAGGAGGCTCTAGGATCGCTTCTGCTAGATCCTCTCCGTCACAATAAACAGCCATGTTAGCCAGTTCGTCATCTTCTCTGCCGGTAATCCATTTCTTGTTCAGCATAAGTCCAGCGCCAGCGTCTATTGCTTCGAGGAATGTGTATTGCGTTCCCCCGCCGTCTCTTGCGATCGAACTCATGTCTACAGCCCATTGGTATTTAGAGGCTATGAGCGCGCCAGCCCATAGGTTGTCCGCCGGGAATGTGCCTTCATAGTGTCGTTGCCAGTCTTCGGGAAGCTTATGAAAGGCGTACATAGTGTTCGCTGCGCCGTGTAATCTGATCTGCCTATTATGAGGTAATTTCTCATTCGCTGCGATAATGTGATGAGTTCCCTTGTCCCAGTCGATCCGAGAGAAGGCTCCAGCCCAGCGTGTGCGCTTCTGTCTAGCGTGGGGGTTGCGAGCGTATGGGTGGGGCAGGTATCGCGCCTCTATGCCCTTCTCAGCAAGGTTTCTGACGTTAATAGGGCGAATGGTAATGACGTCATCAGCCGTCTGTAATAATGCTGGGATCTCGCCTTTAAGTTCCGTAGGGTCGTGAATGATGATCTTCGCGCCAGCCATAAGCAGCGCTTCTGTTTCTTTGTCGAATGCTTTTGTTGTCGCCGTAATGATCGAAGGCGTCTCGGAAGCGATTAAGGCTGCGTCGAGTAGGCTCAGGTTACGGTATCGGATCTGCCTACCCCAGTCGCGAGTCTGCTTCTCCGTCTTATTACCTATCTTGAATAGGTGAGGATCATGTCCGGCAGCCTTCAGTCCATAATACAAGTGGGCTGTGTATGTCGGCCAACCGCCGTATTTAACGTCTGGTAGATAGAACAATGCGACCTTCATGTGCCTTCTCCCCTTGTTATTTCTTAGCGAAGTCTGGGAATTCTGCTTCTCCCTTTAGCACCGCAACCATTTGTTCTTCACGCTTGGTTCGAGTTTCCATACCCAGCGCAGTTTCCACCGCATAAGTGAAGCAATCTTTCATACCGCGTAATGCGTAATACACGATCGAATAACGATAGGCGTCTTTGGAAATAGGCGTCATTGGTGTTACGCCATGTACATACTTATAGCCGGGAAAGAAAGTCACCCAGCCGTCTCTGCAAGCGCAAGTAAGATCGTATTCAGGGAAATGTAAGTATCCGCCTCGCATGGATCTGCGCAATACTGGCATAGCGCTCCATGTTTCATAGTTAAAGCCGTCTCGGTGGTAAGGCAAGCTTGATGATTTATTAACTACGCCCGAAGTCCATAGCGCGTCATCAGTCATCTTCCACTCGTTATCTATTCCAGAGTTTTCCAGAACTTTTGTGTCCGCTTCGAATAAATGAGGTGCAAACTCTTTAAACATTTTCCCGAATTTCACCGCGAACGCCACTAATACCGCGTGTTCTTCTGGTTGTTCTCCTGCGAGAGTAGTCGGACGGCATGACTCTCTATGGTGCATAGCCTTGCGAGGTGCCATTCCGAAAGTGCGTGAAAGGTTAGTCGAGCCTGTTGATTGGCGCACAGTAGATCCGTATTTAATGTTAAGCACCGCACGACGCAATAGATTTACTTCTTCTTCCATAGGGAAGTATGCGAATAATGGCTCTTTCGTGTCTGCGTCTACATAAATACCAGCGTCATTACATGTCGGCTCTATGTCCGGCACCTTCGTGCCTACAAGCTTCGTCGCGTCGTCTTCCGACATAATGCGCTTGATCTCGATAACTGGTAACTCAGATAGTTTCATTTGGCGCTTTCTCGCCTGTCACTCCTTCAATCAAATGAATGAGTGCGTCGGCATTAGTAGTTAATCCGTTGGCTGCTCGATAATCAGTAAGTTTATCAATAAACCACACGAATACAGTATTGTGATAATCGACCATGAAGATACGCGTTTGCTTTTCCGCGTAACGATCTGCGTACTCAGACATTTTAATTGACTCTTGAACATTGTCGTCTGGGTTCTCGCCTGTGCCATAAATAGGGGAGAACACCGTGTCGGCTGAAATCTCTGGCGTTGATTCTTCATCGAGTAACGCTAAGAGATCGTCATAGTCTTCTTGTCCGTAACCAGTCGCTTTTAGGTCTGGCATTTCATCAAGAAGTTTCAATAGCATTTCGGTGTCGTATGTGCCTTGATCGCTGGCTCTGTTATCTATTGCGACGATCTTCGCAGCCGTTAAGTTGTCTACGTCTACATAATTAACAGCGATTTCGACCCAGCCTAATTTCTTCGCTGCTTCGAAAGTATGATTACCAGCAAGAATTTCACCTGTGCGCTTATTCACCGTGATTGGCTTGTATTGCCCATAAGCTTCTAACGACTCCGCAATAAGATCCACATTACCTTTGCGTGGGTTATTCGGATACGGCTTTAAATTGATTACTGGTACTTGTTCTATGTTCATGTCAGCCTCCTGAGATTACTTTAGCACTGTCTTCTTTGTGCGCCAATTTAAGTCTTTCGTCGAGTAGATCGTCTAGTGTGCCTAATAAGAGATTACGCCGAGAAGGTTTCAAGCGATCATCAGCCAGTAGCACTTGTATGTGCTTCATGGCTTCGTCGAGATCCTCGACTGTTACCTCTTCGGTAATAACAACGCTCATGTCCGTAGACTAGCGTTGCTTACGTGCCTCTCGCTTGGCGCCGTAGGCATGAACCTCGCTTGTCGCATAGAACACATTACGCCATTCCCGGCGCTTCCATTTCAACGTGCCTCTATGCTGGATCTGGCGCAAATTATTTATAGTAATTCCGAGGTAGTCGGCGACCTCTTGTGAAGTCATTCCTTTTTCTACCAAGGCGCAACCTCATTGACGAATGGTGCTTTAGCCTTTACTGAGCGCGCGACCTTAGCGATACTTTCGCCTACGATCTCCCATGAAGTCTTAGCGTCGCCATTCTTGTCCGTGTAACTTGACTGGCGAAGCTTACCTATGAGCAAAACTGTCTCACCCTTGGCGTAACTATCTACTACGGCTTCTGCCTGAGATCCAAAGAATACGACATTGAACCAAACTGTTTCGCCGTCTTCCCATTGACCAGTAGTTTTATTCTTTGTGCGTGGTGTTTCCGCGACTGAGAACTTCGCTATTGCTAGATCTCCTGCGAATTTAATCTCTGGGTCTTTGCCTATGTTGCCTTGTACCGTAATTTGTGCCATTACTTTGCCTCTCCTAGTGTTTTGTAAGTGCCGTCATCTAATAGTAATACGATAGATCCGTCTGCGCGAATTAGTGGGTGGTTTTCAGGATCTACCCATGAAGGACACATAAACCCCATGCGCTCTGCCGTCTCTGGATTATCGTGAATAGAGTCTTTGTGCTGAATGTGGCAAGTATTATGAACAGCGATTAGGTTAGATACATGATCTTTGCCACCGCGAGACTTTAACTTTCTATGGTGCAGGTTGTAACTTTCGCCCAGCACCCCACCACACTTCTCGCAATAGCCTCCGGCACGTTCGATTACCGCTTCCGCGATCTTCTTGTCCATGTCGCCTCCTTAATACCAAGGGTTGCCTTTCCTCGCATTTGATTGCCAGAAATCCCAAGCTTCGCAGGGAGTATCGTACCTTTTGTAAATGTATCGTAATCCTGCCGTAATCTGAATACTAGCGTCTTTTGGCTTGTATGGGAATTTGTAATTACCCCATGTACTCGGCAAAAATTGAAATAATCCGAACGCGCCTGACGATTTATTGTGGGCTAGGGGATTCCAGCGACTCTCCCGGTGAATCAATTCGACGAGGCATTTATACTCGCGCTCGCTTTTCCATTGGATCATTACGCGCTCATAGGCGATCTGCTTAGGCGACATAACACTTAGGCGCATTTGCTCCGTGACTATTGGCGCTTGGGCGACGCTAGGCGTAAGAGGTATACAAAGTCCAACCAAAATGGCTGTTACAAGGACTTTGAGCCGTAATACTATCGGCTTAGCCTTTCCTCCCGACGCAGTATTGGCAGATCGTAATACCGTAGATTTGTACGCCACATGATTCGCAGCGATTAATGTTCTTATCTTCCATTTTCGTTCTCCTTTTTGAGAGATAGCGGAATACTCGTTAATTGTATCGGTAATTGCAGAACTCGACCCTACTTGGAACGGCAAATAGGGTCGAGTCGAGGGCGCAGATCTGGCTAGGCGGTAAGGGTAGCCATTATGACCAGTCTTAGTGCGAATCAATGAACACACTTTGACGCCGATTCAGCAATTATTTATTTCGATAAGCTTGTTTCATGCCGACAATTCTTTCATCATGTCGTCCAGCGCCTTGTAATCTAAGCGAGATCCTGCCCAAGCAATGTTATCGCCTGTCCGTAAATCCGCCAACCCTTGCTCTTTAATAAATCGCAAATAGTGGTTATTAGCCTTTGGGTGCTTACGCTGTTCCATGAACTTCACCGCTGCCCTGTATAAGGACTCATCAGATCCCAGCCATAACGCCACGTTCCATGTCTGGCGATTCTTCCAACCGTTGTATTCAGCCATTGTCGCTCTCCTTAAATGCGTCTTTACACGAAGAACACCATTTGCCCTCCGAGTTTTCTTTCGGGTTACTCGCGCAGATCTCGCATAAATTGACTTCGCAATCATGTCCGTAGGCGACCTCTTCAATAGATAGGTCTCGGCGCTTGCACTCTGGACAAGCGAGAATAACTTGTTTCATCTGTCGCGTTCCTCTTTGTAAGTGAATCCGTGACCACATTTCTCGCAGGTTACTTCCTGCTCTATGTTGCCCCAATCGTCAGTCTCGAAATCTACTTCGAACGAAGCTTCGCAGACCTGCTTAATGTCTATGCAGTCCCAACATTGTTCTTTGCAGACAATCTCGCGCGTAGCAGTCTCGGAATAGATCCCAGACCCCATCATGTTTTGTGACATTTATGCCTCCTCAGTGTTTTGACAAGTCGTAGTGGTATGCGCATAACATTTTGCCGAAGAACTTGTCAGTCGCCGTTTCGGCGCAAATGACGCATTTATCGGTATACAGCGCGACGCATTTAGTGCAAGGGCACTGAGCGCCATGCCAAATAGGATTCCGAACTACGCCAATAGCGCGCCATAGTCCTGCTATGTACTCTTGCTCTTCCGCAGTTTTGTAGTTAGCCGAATTGGTTTTAATGAAGGTTTCGATTTCGTCTGCGATCTTTTCGCGTAGATCTATTTCAACTTTATCCATTAGATAGCCTCCGCAATCCACTTATCGTTCTTGAAGAGATAGGCGTATTCGCAACCGCAACTACTCGCCCAATTAAGCCACTCGCTCTCGCTCGCATAAACCTTGGCTGGCGTATCTTCTCCGCGATCCTTGTAATAAACAGATTCAGTTATGGTCTTGCTTAACGACGATAGATCTCCGCCGTCCAATAAATTTATTACGTCCATAAGCTTGGAGTAGTGATTATTTAGGGTTTCGCCTACGCCTCCCTCTTCAGGATAGCCGTCCCAATGGCAATAAATGGCTCGGATACCCTCAGGTACTTCGTACGCAATCGTGCTACGTGTAGCCATTACTTAACCTCCTTAGCGTTCTCTAAGAGAACTTCGTGTAGCAAATTCCCTGCCGTCGCCGATAATTGGAGCGATAACTGGTTGATCTCGGCATAGTCATGAGTGCGACAAACACGATCTAATTCGCGTGTCTGCCGGCGTATGTCGCGTAGGACGTCGAACATTTGCTTATTGGTGATTTTTTTAGCCATTTGCGATTACCTCGTCAATCATTTCGGTGCATGATCCGTAACCGAGTGCATTTCCGCCAGCGCCTACATAGCAGGTATCGCGTGTAGTGTATGTAAATAGGCTAATTACTAGCCCACCTACAATTATTGCGACAACCCTGCGTCGCATTATGTATTTCCGTTCCATTTTCATTTATTTGCCTTCCTGATTAGTTGTTACATTATTGACAAAAAGCTTCATGCCGTCAGCGATCTTCTGCGCCATTTCGGGCGTATAGCCACTCTCGATGAGTGCAATACGGTAATCGTCGAACTCGCTCATGCTTCGATACTTACTGTGCGAGGCGCGACATAAGTACCGCCGAAATAAGTGATGAGAGATTCGCTCTTGAAAATGTAAGTCAAGCCGTTATCCCAGCGACGCACCATAAGGTGTATGTCGCCATTACGCTTGTAATCGGCTCCGAGTAATACAAATCGCTTGCCATTGATGACTCCCTCGGCTCCGAGATCCGACTCGGTCATGCCGTACTTATGGGCGACCATGACGAAAGTACGCGCCCACTCGGATCCTAAATTCACGTCATTACGACCGAGGACTAGGGGTTCGGCAGTAAGCGTAAGCGTAAAGTGAGATCCGTACTTACATGACATTTTATGTAATACGAGCCCATTCTCCTGAAACATGATCTTCGCATAGTCGGTAATTCCGTCGCCTACTCGCTTAGCGAGCGCCTTAAATACCTCGTCGTTGGCATAGCCTTCGATCTTAAATGAGAAATTATGACCATACTTCAATGCGACCTTGCCTTTGACCAACCCAGCCGTCTTAAAATAACCAACGCTGAAGTTTTCCAATTCTTCGCCTACCTTGTTGCATAGATCTCTTGATACTGCGTCCATAATTACTTGCCTCCCTTATCTAGTTTCTTATCACAACTGCGACATACAGTTGCGCGTACTCGTTCGCCGTTATCGTATTGAAACCAGCGATTTATGTTGCCGTAACTTAGTGATGATCCGCATACGAAACAATGGTAGAAAATCATTACCAATTCCCCTTCTTAATCGAAGCGCTACGAATAGCGGATTCCAAATAAGAAATCCAACCCGAGTGATTAGTAAGCGAAAGTAGATCGTAAATGCGACCTGCTACTTCGCCGTCATACGCTTCCAAAGGATCTTTGTCCGACCAAACTTCGATCGCTTCAATAAGCGCCGTAATCTGATCTACGTCATTTTGTAGTGATCGCTTAATGTGGCTTAAATTGAAATTAAGATCGCTAGCGACTTCGCGACGAGTAGTATGTAATTTGGTAGTCATTATGCGATCGCCTCTCCGTTAATTACGCGCCACCCAGTAGAATGAATGTAGCCACAATGAACGCATGATCCGCGACGGACGTCGTAATACTGTCCGCAAAAGCAACCCATGTCGCGTACAACTGGCTCGCCTAAATGGAACTCGTTATGTAGCATAAGTAAATACTGCTGTGCGAATGATTTACCGCAGTCGTGACATTTGTAATCTTTCTTAGCCATTCCCTTACCTTTCGTTGGGGGCGCACCGCGCCCTGTTGAGGTCAATTATGCTCCTCAGATTACGAAATGGCTATTCTTGGCTACGATTCGCGGACTTATTTCGAGCGTGGAAACGAATTATTTCGAGCGTG